ACCCTCTCTGCTACATTCATAGAGGAAAATCCACCCGTAGAGCGGGTGGTGGCGGTTCCCGATCAAGAGCACTTCCTACTCGACTCCTGGATTTCCCTCCAGTCAGTTCGAGAGCTCCCGACATACTCTGTTCCCGGTCTGCGTCGAATCTAATGGGGTTCCTAGAAGGCGCAATCAATACGGCTGGCGGGCTCTGGACAAACAAAGCAAATCAAGACTTCGCCGAAGAAATGGCGGGGTCACAATACCAGCGCGCCGTAGCAGACATGAAAGCAGCCGGTCTAAATCCAAACGCCGTTTTCGGGAGCGGCGGCGGATCTCCCTCTTCTTCCCCCGGTGGTCAAGCAACAAACCCTATGGATACCGGGGGTGGTCTAGGTAGTTCGGCAAAAAACGTCATAGAAATGCGTCAGGGGCTTGCACAGACTGAGCAAACAACGCAGAATACAGAAGTCGCAAAAGCGGCGGCAGACTTCCAAAGAGCAAACGCAAAAATAGCACACTCAAATGCGGACGTAATCGAAAAAGAAAACTCCGCATATAAAAAGGTCCTCGGGGAATCCGGGGGACAGCTAGCAGCCGCTAATAAAAAGTACGGCGGCGGCGGCTGGGTCGGAAAGCTGGCGGGAGACATAGGACTAACGACCGGCGCCGCCGCTGGTTCCTTCGGTGGAGCTAGCAGCGCAAAGAGTCTCGGGGCATTCGCGCAAGAAAAGCTAGGGGCGACAAATCCCGGCGCGGGACCAAATTTCCCCCGGCAAAAATACGGAGGTAAACGGTGAAGCGTAAGGCAATGAAGCGCGGTAAGGACGGACGCAAGTTCTCCAAGTCCGCAATGAAAACGCACGGCAAGAATAACATGGTGCCGCGCGGCGGGTACCGGCTCTAGTAAAAGAGGGGCCCCGAAAGGGGCCCCTTTCTTCGTTCCGGCCCGGAAGGGCGCGGCGCGTTTTAGAAAGGAAGGGGGTAAGGGGGAACGTAGTTCCCCGCTCTATTATGCCTTGCTATCAACCGAGAGAGGTATGCAGATTCACATGTGGAATCCTACCTCGTCTTAATCACCCCTCGGGAAAACCCCGTCTGTTCTTCAACATGCAAAGGGCATGGGAGGAACGGTGTACCGTTCATGACGGGCAATGTATAGAGAGGTTCAAATTACCATGCGGAAAATGCGTAGGGTGCAAAACGGCTCGTTCTTCGGAGTGGGCGCTGCGTATTATGCACGAAGCGCGATACTTCGAGAAAAAAGCCTTTCTGACACTCACATACGCCACACCCAAGCTACCCGCTAATAACAGTCTAGTAAAATCACACCTACAAGACTTCATAAAGCGCCTAAGGATCAACCTATGGCGCAAGTACAAAATAACAGGTACTAAATTCTTCGCGTGCGGAGAATACGGGGAAGAAAAAGGACGACCACATTATCATGTGGTGTTCCTCGGGTACGACTTCCCCGATAAGGTACCAATTCAAAATAACCCGTGGGCTACCAGTGCTCTATACGATTCAAAAGAGCTAGAAGAATACTGGACACACGGAAGAGTCACGCTCGGAGAAGTGACGGAAAAAAGCGCTGCATACACAGCAGCATACACCATGAAAAAACTAGGAGGCGAGGACGGTGACGCAGCCTACAGACGGCAAAAAAAGGAACCTCCTTTTAACCTCATGTCTCAAGGCGTTGGTAGCCGTTTCTTTAATCAGTTTATGGACGACATATACCCTGCCGATCGGTGTCGTAGCGCGGACATGGTCGCTGTACCAGTTCCTAGGTACTATGATAAAAAACTTCAGCAAAAAGAGGACGAATTCATAGGGCCCCGGTTACCGGGGCCCGGCGCTCTGGAGCAAATCAAGCAAAAACGCAAAGAGAAAATCGAAGCGGTGGACCCAAACGAATTCAGCAAAGAAAGACTAGCAACAAAAGAGCACATACGCAAAAGCAGACTGAAACAAATGCGGCGGCGCCTCGAGGCAAAGCCGGACGCAGAACTACCAAAAAGGGACGATAGTCTAAAACTGGTGCTCCCTCCCGCCCGAAGGGCGGGATTTTTTGCACCCTAAAATTAGGGTGTTTAAATAAGTACTTGACAGGTCCATTTGGACCTGTTATAATAAAGGCACGGGCATAGGAGGCCCGCAAGGTGAACAAACACATATACGCAATCCGTGACAGAAAGATCGGTGAGCTACTAAACGCCGTCCTCCTCAAAAACGCAGCAGAAGCGGAGCGGTTCTACCTCCTCGTCTGCTCGGATCAACGCTCGCCAGTAGCAGCACACCCAAAGGACTACGAAATTCTGGAGCTAGGCGGGATTGACTCCGAAACTGGAGTCATAGTACCCGGACACCCCAAAGACGTTACCCCGCACTCTGCGGTAGACGCCATTATCCGCACTCAGGAGGCCAACAATCATGGGGCGCAAGGCAAGTAACAAAATCAAGGTGGTTCTCGAGGTACCCGCCGAAATTTACCAGCGTATCGCTGTGAAGGCGTACCAAACCAATGACTCCGTGGAAGCTGCGTGCATGTCGCTGCTCCAAGCATACGCTCCGGCCCCGGTGCCGCTACTCCTTCCTCCTGCTCCGGTTGCGCCTCCGGCGCCGCCGGCGGCGGCGCCGCCGGCGCCTCCCGCCCCTCCTCCCGCTCCTCTCTTGACACCGCCCGTCGCGGCGGCTACAAGCGAGGCTCATGATCCCAAGCCCCGCAATCGGCGCTAAGATCCGGGCGGCTCTCGGCGCATGGCGCGCCGAGGGCCGGACCTACAATGAGGTACTATACCTCACGGCGCAAAAATACCCTGACCTATCAAATGCATGGGTGCTTCTATGCACGGCCGATATTTTCGGCCGTGCATTTTCTTTGGACTACGAAAGGAAACTCCAATGGATCATAACCCGCCTCGCAATCGCAGCACAAAAATCGACTTCGCCGGTACCAGAAGCGCAACAGAGCAGCAGCACCGCGACGCAACCCGCGTCGATAGTGTCCTCAAAAAGTACGCCACAACCGGCGTCGAGACAAGAAACATTCAGGTTTTCCAGCAGCACCAAGCCCGCATGACATTCGGGCTCTCAGACACCAACCTGGATTACCAGCGTCAATTAAACATGGTCATATCCGTGCGCGAGTATTTCGAAGGCTTGCCTTCAATGATCCGCGCCGGATTCAACAACGATCCGGCACAAATGATTGAATTCATGGCCGACCCAAAAAACCGAGAGGAATGCTACAAGCTGAACCTCCTCGACAACCCTGCTGCGAAGCAGCAAGCAAAGGAAACCGATTCCTCAGCAGAACCCGCTACCAAGCAAGCTGCTTCTGACAAGACGGCTAAGAAGCCTCAAAAGCAGAAGCCAGCAGCAAAAGACGCGGTGGAATCGGAACAAGACGCAGAATAGCCGCCCCGAGTAGGGTACGCGTAACTTCTGCATAGGGGGGTAAAATACACAACCCCATTCTCTTCCCAAACCTCTCCGTCGCTCCACATGCGACACCCCCCTTCCCCTCAAAGACCGTAGTCTCCAGACGTTAGGCAAATTGGCATTGTCCTCCCTTGATTCAACAATGCCAAATCACACAGACTGTCCTTGACAGTCTAAAATTAGGAAAGGTAAAACCCCTATGAGTTTCAATCGAGGTGGACCAAGCCACACATTCAGCAGAATTCCCAAGCTTTCCCGGTCACGGTCAATGTTTGACCGGTCCCACGGATACAAGACCACATTTGACGAAGGGTATTTAATCCCCTTCTATGCGGACGAAGTCGTACCGGGCGATTCTCACAAGCTGCAAGCAAATATGTTCGCTCGTCTGGCAACCCTCCAACGTCCGATCATGGATAATCTGTACCTCGAAACTTTCTTCTTCTTCGTCCCGTCCCGTATCCTCTGGGATAACTGGGTCAAAATGTGGGGCGAACAGAAAAACCCTGGTGATTCTACGGACTACATAACTCCCGTAGTCCAGGGTGGACCTGCAACCGCACTCTCTATTTGGGATTACCTCGGTGTTCCTACCGGGGTTCCAAATCTCACCATGAATGCGCTGTATGTGCGCGCATATAACAAGATCTACAATGAGTGGTTCCGGGATCAAAACCTCCAAGATTCCCTCCCCGAAAATACCGGGGACGGTCCCGACGACCCTGCGGATTACGCAATCGTTCGGCGCGGCAAGCGTCACGATTACTTCACGTCCTGTTTGCCCTTTCCACAAAAAGGCCCA